TCAGCTGTTCAGTGCGGTGATTTTATCGTTCCATGCCTCCTTTCCGTCAATTAATGTTTGCATAGGTGTCCGGCCGCAACACATCTTTCCCTGGTGGGTGCGGTCATGATTGTAGTGATGTAGCCAGTCATCCAAATCAATTTGCAGTTCCTCGATTGACCTATAGATCTTGCGCCGGAACGCGACCTGGTAAAACTCTTGCAGAATAGTCTTATGGAAGCGTTCACAGATGCCATTGGTCTGCGGATGATTGGCTTTGGTCCTGGAGTGCTCGATGTTGTTGATCGCCAGGTAGAGCTGGTAGTCATGAGTTTCCGGTTTTCCACAATACTCTGTTCCTCTATCGGTCAGAACACGGATCAAGCCCATGCCCTTTTCTGCAAAGAAGGGTAGCACTCGATCATTGAGCAGATCAGCACCTGTAATCGGCGTCTTGGTCGTATAGAGCTTGGCCGCAGCCCACTTGGAGTAAGTATCGACGAAGGTCTGCTGATAGATGCGGCCCACGCCCTTGATCGTTCCCACGTAGAAGGTATCCTGGCTGCCAAGATAGCCTGGATGAGCCGTTTCAATCTCGCCATGGGCTACATCATCGTCCTGTTTCTTCTCCAGAGCGCTAACCTGCGCTTCGGTCAGAACTCCGCCCGTTTCCGCGACATGACGCTCCAGGGCAGCCAAACGTTTCTTGAATGATTCCAAGTCACGGCGCAACCAGACCGAGCGAACGCCTGAGGGAGAAATGAAAGTGCCGCGCTTGCGCAGTTCGTTGGATACCCGAACCTGGCCGAAGGCAGGCTGCTCAATGGCAAATGCAGCTACCGCCATCTCGGTTGCTTCTTCAACCCTATTCTTGGGGTTGGGTTTCCTTCGGTTGGCATCAATCAGAGCATCGACACCGCCTGATTCCATTGCCGACTGGTAGCGATAAAAGGTATCGCGGGAAAGACCCATCACCTTGCAGGCGCGCGATACGTTACCAAGCTCGGCTGCCAGATTTAGCAGGCCTGCCTTGTGCCTGATCACATTTTGTTGAACACTACTCATGGGGTTACTCCTTTGCGCTTTCCGCGCTCAATTTGATAAAGATTCGCACCTCTATCAAACCGGGTAACCCCACCCTTTGGCAAGGCCCTACTGTCAGATTAAATCGGAACTACTACAGCTAATGATATCAGCCTTGCTCCTAAAGGCTAAGCGGGTAATGAGATATCCTGCGACTGCACCGATTTACCACGGTCGCTCTTCTTGGGAGAAACATTTGTAAAGTGACGATGAATCAGTATGCCTTGAATATTGGTGACGGAAAGAACCTCCCCGCCAATTTCCTCAGATCGATATCCTGCTGCCTGTCATCCTCGAACCTGAGCTGCCACCGTGGGCTTTGCGGGTCATTTCGCCCTATCGCTGAGGGATCGTCACTCAGCCTTATGCCCCCTTTTCCAGCGCTTTCCTTGCAGCTTTGGCATCGTCGCGCAAAAGAGGGTGCAGGGCATCCGGAATGCGCTTTTTATTCGCTTCCCGCGCCTTGTTCATCCATGGTGTCATTTTTCTCCATGAGACCGTATTTCCTGTAGATGTTGGCCATGCGCGTAAGTTCATCCGAGTCTTCTTCCAGCAGGTTGTTCGTCAGCATGCGGCACGCGATTGCTTCACCGGCCGGCGTATCTGCCAACGCACGGGATCCCGCATTGCGCCTGTAACGGCTCATGAGGCCGGCATCGGGACTCTCCACCCTATTGCTGGACTGCACCCCCAAAATGCTGTTAAATCCGGAGAACGGCGCGGATGCAGCAGGAAGTTTCGGCAGCGAATACTGTTCCCTCCGGTTGCCGGCGCTCACGATTTCTTCATTGGCAGCCCGCAAGCGTTCCCGTTTGTCCTGTTTGAAACGGGCTTTGTCCATGCTCGCCTCATGCGCCTCCGCTTCCTGTTCGCCCGCTTTTGCCAGACGCTCCGCCGCTTTCCGCCTGATCTCCATTTCCTCGCCGCTGCGCAGCCCCCGTTAGCTCGCCCGCAAAGGAACCAAAATCAAACATGAAGTCCTCCCCTTTCTGGCCCGTCACCCTTGTTGCCGCTTATCCAGGGCTGGCGCTCCAACCATACCAGCGCCCCTGCAAAAGTGCCGAAATTAAACATGGACACGTCCTCTCACTATGAATCGCTTTCGTCCTGCCGAACTTTACCGCGCTTTCGCGCACGGCTATGCCCTGCAATTCGGTATTCCGCCGGGCCTTGTTCATTGCTCCGGCGGTATCCCTCGCAAGCCCCAGGCTGAAGTCGTTGGACAATGCCTGGAACCGCCCCGAATTCGGATTAATTCCCAGCCGCTGCATCGCCCGCTAGCTGGACTCCAGCGCGCCCTGGTATCCGCGCGCGATATCGGCTGCGGCTTCCGCGGCCATTCTTTCCCTGAGACCATGCGGGCTTCCACCGGCGCGAAAAGGTCGCGGTAGATTTTCCACTGCGATTCTGCCCGGCTGGCGTTGGTATCGCCCAGGCCGATCTGCTGATCCACGATCTTCCGGATCAACGGACGAGCCTGTCGAGGCGCTCCGTGGCGACGCAGATATCCGCAGCGAACTCGGGTGTCAGGGTATTGCCCATGTTCGCTACGAGCAGCTCTATCAGCATGTTATTCATTCATCATCCACCGGGATCTCTGGAAAACAGCGTGCGGGCTCAGCACCGGTTTGCGATGCTGCCCTGCCCAACTCGGGATCATCCGTCCGTGCGGGCAATCACTTGCTCCAGCGTGGCGCGTATCGCATTGGTATAGGAGTACAGCGCCTCGCATTCCGCCTGCGTCGGGGTCTGTGAAAAGGTAAGCTGCTGGAACTTTGGCACCTCGATCCGGTTTCCCCGCCGTCCGGTCAGTATCTCCACCATTGTTTTCAGCCAATCGGGAGTGCCTGCCGGTATGCCGGGTTTTTTGACGGCTATTTGCCGGACGTGGGTTCTCGCCAGCGCAGGTTCGATCATTACGCCGCCCATCGCCGCCGCTTCCGCAAGATTGGATTGGCGTGATGCAGCCACGGCTAGCAGCAACGTTCCGCCCATGCTGGCTGCCCTGCAGATATTGGCCTGGGCCGGATCTGCTGCGGCCAGGTAATGGGTCGAAAGCACGGCGCCGGTGCTGCCGGCATTGCCCTGTATCGACCAAGACGGCGCCCCCAGCAAATGCTTTTGCATTATTGCAGCCGCCAGGGCGCTATTTTCCTGGGCCAAGGCGGATACAGGCAGCGTTAACCCGCGGCTTACACTTGCCGTACCGGCCCTATTGCCCTGCATGGAGCTCGCAGCGGACAGTTCCGATGCAAGGAAGAGGCCCGCTTCGCCGGTTCCGCTCCTGTTTGCCTGGGTCGCCGGACCCGCCAGGAGTGAATGGGCTTGCAGGGCAGGTACCGCTATGGCGAGGTTGGCTTGTGAAGAAGCGGCGCCGGCAAGAAAATATTCCTGCGCGAGACGCGCGCTTGCGGAGAGCTGCGCCTGTGCCGATGCCGCTGGTATGAGCGGTTGCACCTGGACTATTGCAGCAGTGGCGGAGGCGTTTTTCTGGACCGGGGAAGCAGCGTATAGATCCCGCCCGTTCGACGGCGTCCAGGCATCCTCTCCTTCCGGCTGGAACAGTTGCCATGGGTTTGCCGCGATAGCCGCTATCGACAAATCATCCAGGTACTTGTCCAGGAGATAGAAATAGGCAAACCTGCCGGATAAAAAGGGCAGCCCGCTTCCCCTCTGGTTTCCTATCCATAGCGGATTCGTCACGGCACCAGGACTTTTCCCCGAGGTGCTCGCGATATTGACGCCGTCGCGGAACCAGTCGCATGTCGCCCCATTCTTGTCTCGCAATGCGCCATGCACGACCGTGCCCGTCGGCCAGCCGGAGGAAAGCAGGCTGCCCGCATACCCGTTGACCGAGAACCACAAGCTCCCGCCCGCTGTCTGGAATATGTTCCAGCCGCTTATCCCGTTTACCGTGCAGTCGGCGATTCCCCGGTAGTTATCAAAAGAATCGAAAATGCCGCCGAACAGCACCGTGAATTCCGCCGCGGGAATATTCGCTGCACCATAGCTCAAATAAGTGCTTGCGCCATCGAACACGAGCGCGTTGCCCAGCGCGGTTGTGCCCAGGGCCATGGTGCCGTTTGAAACCGGGGCGCCGATCCCGGTACCGGCGTTCCTCGTCCATCCGCTTGGATCGCCTATAGCAATGATCGACGCTGAAACCCCGGCAAGCGCAGAATGCGTGGAATCAAGAGCGGCCGGATACAGCGGCTGGTTGGTCAGCATTTAGACGTCTTCTTCGAAGGAATATCAGGCCACCGTCGTCAGTTCGCTGAGATACGCCTCTACGGTAACCGCCTGTCCCGTATTGCCCGTGAATTCCACTTCGAGGCACATGATTTCCCGGCCGATGGGATAGGTCCAGCCCATCGCCGCATTCGCCGCGATGCCGGGTCCCACTGCCGGAAAAAGTGTTTTCCAGCTTGGCCCCGCGCTGCCGGGGGGCGGCAGGGTCGCGCTGTGTGCGATCAACACCCGCGCGGTGCACTGCGTAGTGGGACCGATGGAACCATTGGCTATGCTCAGGGTAAGCCTGCTGGGCCCTTGCACCGCATTGAGGTCCAATGTGCCGCGCGTGGTTGCGCCGGCAGGATTGGGCCCATTCGCCACGAGTGTGCGCGCAGTTTTCGTCAATGCCATGATTCATCTCCATTCCGGTTCTTCATGATGGCTGGGAACTGGTGTAGGTGATGGATGGAAATGCAATCGTATTCCCGCTGGTAACGACCTGGTCCGAAGTTTCATCGGTGACCCATAGCACCCTGCTCGCGTTGTCGGTAAATGCGATGTGCAGATCCGGTGCTGCGCCCGAGCTGGCTGTCGCCGTTGCGCTCTTGGCGGCGGTAGCCAGGATGCGCGCCGCGCCATCGGCGCCCGACAAGGTGAAGTCGTCACTCGTCATCGCCACGGTGCATATGGCATTGCCGGTCACCGTCGCGTAGCTGTCGCCGGCGGTGTATGCTTTGAGCAGCAGCATGCGCAGGCTGTTGTTCTTGATCGCATTCAGCCCCCCGTCCAGTACGTCCGCGTGTGCATATTTTGCCATTGTCATACCTCCTGTGATTTTCCGCCTGGCTGTCCGGATTTCCCGGATGCGAAGCGATAGATCCATAAATATTTCCGGACCGTGGCCTGGCTCCGGCAACACCGAGCTTGCCGGCTGAAGCCGTTTGAGCCTGCCTGGCTCAAGCCTGTCTCAGCCCATCCATGGTTTCCGCCAGCGTCACCGCGGATACCTTCACATTGCCCGACAACACGATTTCCACGTTGTCGGCCTTGTAGCCGCCCGGAAGGCGGAAAGCGCGGCTGCTTCCAACCTGCTTGCTGAATTTCAAAGTGCCGTCGATCCATAGCTGAAATTGCAGCGAATCGAGCCGCAGCGGCGGAATCGGACTCATAGCATCGCCCCCTATCTCATACTCCCCCACCGCGGAATCGGCCACCCCGTCATCCATCGCGCCGGAAGCAGCCAATGCATGGTTGGCGGCTACAGCAGCCTCATGCGCATCCAGTGCAGAAGCCATTTCCGCTTCGGACATTTCGAAATCGGCGTCGATCCTGGCCGCACCATAATTGACGGGAGGCACGATAACGAATTTCCCGCTCCTCCACTCGTAGGTCAATTTTGTTCCGGCATCGCCTTCCCATTCATATATCTTCCGGTCCACCGCCACATATAGCCTGCCCGTAGCGGGATCCGCCCATATGGCGGTGATTCTCTGGTTCACCTTCAGGAACGAGGCGCTCTCCGCCTTGTCGATCACGAACATGAGCGAACCACCGTCAGCCGAATAACCGGCGTAATACCGGTTATCCGCAGCGGCAGCGATGAATGTGCCCGGGTTCAGTTCCGACCACTCGCTCTGGGTGAACAAGTCCTTGGTGACGATATCGCTCGTTCCGGCCGCGGTCCCGATGATCACCATGCCTTGCGGAGCGGGGTAGCCCACCCCGAACGCGAAATTAGCGACGCCGCGTTTGGCCATGCATGGCCAGGCTACCCCGAGCTTTTCCATACCGCCGCCCATCGTTGCCGGCTCGACGCCGGTAATGGTGAACGGATTTCCAGTTGTCATGCCTACCAGCGTCGTGCCATTCGCCGCTATCGCCACGATATCCTGGTCATAGGTTTGACGGTAGGCGACCGGCCAGGCATAGGGTTTGAAGGGCTCGGAGAAAAGCACCTCATTGCCCGCAAACCCGGCAGCGATGCCATTGGCAAGGATGATGATGCCTTTCATGTCGGCCGGCGGCATTTCCCATGCGGCGGAGGGCAGAGCTTCCGCCAGGGCCACCTCTCCGTCGGGAACGGTATCATTGAAGGTGGAAACCACCGCGGGAATAGTCGCTACATAGTGATATTCCGTATCGCTCGAGGCGGTGACAGTGCGATAGATGCGCCTGCTCATGCCTGATGTGTTATGCGGCGCCACGCGGGCCCAGGTTCCTCCGCCCGAGTAGGCCTGGCTGGTCGCAAGCGCCACCGCGATCTTCTTTGCGGCCGTATCCACGCTCGCTATCCGGAACCGGCCATTCAGATCAGTCATGCCGACTACCGATGCGAACTGGATTCCTTCGCCGGCGCGCAGGCCGACAACGGTATCGAGCGCAATCTCAACCTGGCCCGGGAGCGGCGTGCCTCCCACCGCATTCGTCAGAACTCCCGAATTCGGCGGGGCGCCGTCCATCGCCGAAAGCATCCAGGCATCGTCACTACTTCCGCTGACCACGGAAGAGGGAGGAGACGGTCTCGATTCCTCGCCCCATGGAGTCACGAAGGTGTAGACATACGAGCGCGAGGCCACTATCCCTCCAGCGCCCGATCCCGCCACCGGTAGGACGGTAGGCGCCGTCAGCGGCGGCGTTACTCCCAGCACATAGCAGCCGGACGGGTAAGGCCCTGCGCCAGCGGTTGCCATATCATAATCCGACACGCGCGGCTCGCCATCTCCCGTATAGTAGAAGCGCCGGGATACGTTATCCGCAACGGGTGAGCGCGCCACATCCACGTCCCTGTCCCAGGCAAGCCATTTTTCATTGCCTTCCTTCTCCATGCGAAACATGGATGCGATGTCGCCCTCGATAATCGGGATATACACCGGCAAGAGCCCATTCCGGGGGCGGATATCGCCGGAGGTAAGCCTGCAGTTGGTGGCTACCTGCGCCTGGTTCGGTGCCAGCAACTGTTTTGCCAGCCGCGGCACCAATCCGGAAAACCCGGCGATACGAAATGCGGTCATTCGGACAACGCCTCATCCTTTGCCATGGATGCGGGAGGGGCGACATCCCGGGGCGATTTCCTTCCCTCGCATATTGCCCGCTCCTCTGCCCGCCTTTTCACCAATCCGGGCAACACCTTTCTGCCGGGCCCATATTTGAATGCCTCGATGCGTGCGCATGCCTCGGCATAGTGGCCGGAGTTGATCAAATCGATCAGATGGGGAGGTTTGCCGGGCGGGGCGCTGCGGCAGAACGTGGGAACCCCGACGCTATACGCCAGCCGTACGTAGGCTTCATACTCGTACTGGTATAGCGGCACGGTAACGCAACGCCTGACTCCGGCGGCATAGACCCCCTCGATTTCATCCAGAAGCCTCACCAGCGAACGCGTGGGTGTGGTTTTGTCGCCCATCCGGACGCCGGTGGTGGAGCCGAATCCGATGGTTGGCACGTCGCCGGGCACGGGAATATAAGCCTCCTCCCGGTAGCCCTCGTGCACCGCGATTCCTACCAGAGTCGAAGCGGCCAGCACCATCACGGCAACGGCGCTTCGCGCCTGGGTTGGGGTCGGCTTGATCATCCGCCATTCCTTCCCGCTTTCCTGGCCTCCGCCGGCCTCCCTGGCCTTGCGGATGCCATACGCAGGTTAACGGGCTTAGGGGCATGAAAAATCATTTGGCATTCTCCTTGATACAGTCGAGCTTCGCCTTTATGGTTTCCTTCAGGTTGCCTGCGTCCAGATTGGCGCAGGAAGAGACTGCCGGCGCGGGCGGCGAGGGAAGCCTGGATCTGGCTTTGCGCCCTTCCTGCCTGCCTGCCTGGGTTTCTGAAGCGGCGCCGGGCTCCGCTTCCGGCCCTGAATCGGTATCGGCAGCGGGAGCAGGCGCATTAGGGGGATGGTCCCCGCCGGGATTAGGCGCCAGAATGGCGCAGGACGAGAGAAACAGGGCTGCAAGATAAGGCCTCATTGCTTTCTCCCGTTTCTTCCATCTCTTCCATAGGGCCACTGATCGATGATCCTGTCGAGTTTTTCGTTGAACTCCCTCATCGTTTCGCGCTGTTCCGCGCGGGTGGATTTGATTTCGTCACTCAGGCGCTCATTGGTGCGTTCCTGGTACTGTTCTCCCCTTTTCAAGCTGGCGATATCGTTCTGCACCGCGTTATAGGTGGCGACGCCGGATGCGGCAAGCCCGGCGATTGCGATGATTCCGCTGAAGGAAAGGGTATAGGTAGATGGTCCGCGGCGCCGCTCTACCCGTTCCGGTTTTTGTTCGCTATCGTCCTCATTCATGTCAGAGCAAGCTCCATAGGATGACAATCAAAACCACGGCAGATGCGAGCAGAATGGCGGCGGTCCACTTCGATGCCTTCAATCTGTCGAGCAGCTGATCGGCTTCGGCGTCGGCCGCCGCGCTCTGGCGATCGATCTCCTGCTTGATGCGGTTACGCTGATACATTGTCATGATTGCTTCTCCACGAAAATTGCAGCCCGTAAAATAAAAAACGCGGCATGGCCGCGTCCTGATGATGAATGGATCTGCCTGGCTTATTTATCCATTTTTATCCATTTGCCATTGGATGGCGTCCAGCTGTTCTTTAAGTGCGTTATCGCCCAGCGCGATGATCTGATCGCGCAGTTTTTGGCGCTTTCCTGTCAATCGGCCATGGGCTGATGCAAACGATGCCGCATTCGCCATGATCCTGCCCGCCAGCTCCGCCTTCGAAAGGCCGCGCGCATTCGCGGCAGCATCGAGCCAGGGGGTGGCTGAGTCCGGGTTTTGCTGCCAGGCGCGTGCTTCCGTTTCCTGCGTGGACCAACTCCTGGTTTCGTCATCCGGATACCCCGCTTTCAGGGCGCCGATGGCGTCCCGGTAGGCGGCATCGATGCGGGCAAGCGCATCCTGCTTCGGCATAATGGCAACTGGAGGCGCCGGTTGCGGTGCTGCCGCCTTCCATAACTCGATGAAGGGCTGGAAGTCCTCGACATTATCGAGCTGCGTATTGGCGGATTCGTCGTGCTCCACATGGCCTTTTTTTCCGTCCCACTGCACTGCCCGGATGCCGGGAGGCAAGGCGGATAAATCAACCATCCGGAACGTGCCCCCGATGCCGACCAGGCCATCGTCGCGGATGATGGTTATGCGCATTTACCGTCCTCCTCTTGCCATTCCACCTGTCGTTGTCCCGTCCTTTGGGCAGCGGCCAGCAGCTCCTGCCCGAGCGCTTGCTGCGCCTGGGCACGCTGTCCGGCCACTTCGTTGCGGAACGATTCAACGGCTGCTGTTCCCTTGCGCGATTCATTGGCGGTATTGATCATAAGGGTAGGCATCCAGGCGATGGCGCAATGCCAGCTATCCGTTTCTTCTCCGGTGTTGGTATCCATGCCGCGAACCCGCACGTACCAGGGGCAGCGATAGAGCACTGGTTTCGACTGATCCAGTTTGACTTCTTCGCATTTCGCCCCGAGCGGGCAGTCTGCCATGCGTGTCTCCATCAGTCCTTTCTCGCAATGATGACGTCGATATATTGCACCGCCAGATTGATGGCGGTACCTGTGAAAGTGTGATTATGGGGACTTCCACCACCTGTGCCCCCATCGGTAGCTATAGATGTGCCACCCGAAGGAGAACCGCCACTAGATGGCGCGGTACCGCTTCCAGATGTTCCATAAAATATTGTGCTATGCGTGTGCCAGGGTATTTGGCCTGAAGTTAGTGTCGTCGCACTATTCGATCCAGTCACAGCCTGGGCTGTAAAAGCATTCGTAAAAGTGACGGAACCGCCTGAGGCCCCTCCTGCTCCATTGACGATCCGCAAGGCCTTGTCGTTGTGGGTAGTCACTTGTGTCCAGCCTGTCGGGGCAGCCGCCTGGAAAAACAGCATGACGGTATCTGCTTGAATCAGGTCGGCCGACGCTGCGCCCAGTGCTGCTCTTGCCGCCGCCGCATCAGCCTGCACAAGGAGGGTGCGGATGAAAGCGCTCAGCCCGGCCAGTGCGGCTGTGCCCGGGCCGGTGAAGTACGGCACCTTGTCCGCTGCGGAAGCAAGCCCGCCCAATGCGATGAGATTGGAATTCGAAAGCGATTCCTGCAGCGCGACGTTGGTGATGCCTGCGACAAAATAATCACCCGCCACCCAGTTGCGGGCGGCGGTCCCATCCATCCCCCGCCCGTCCGCGGCGATAGTGAGGCTGTCGGCGTTGCGTGCCTCGATCTTTACGATTTCACGATTGCCCGATGCATCCTTGAATATTCCAAAGAAATAATCCCCCGGCCCCAGCAGCGGAAAAAGCAGGCCCTTGCCTGCCTCGACGGTGAAATTCAGGCCGGTCGCGCCGATGGGTGCGGAACTGACTACCGCTTTGCCAAAATTGGAAAACTTGAGTCCCATGTCTTGATCCCTGTCTGTTCGCGCTTGTCCGGCTTATTGGGCTTATGCCCGGCCCATGATTCGTGTGCGCAGCGGCATGCGGATATAACTCCTTCCCGCATTCGTGGCAGCGGCGCCAGTCTTGATGCCGAATTGCTCCTGGTGATATGACGCAAGCTGAAGCTGGGTATAGGGTTTTTTGGGCAAAGACATCAACCGGGACAGTGCGCCGTGGGCTATCGCTTCGCGGTATGCGTCAAACTCCCTGTCGCCCAGCCCGGCACTGGCTGGGGACGGTTTCAAGACGACCCTCAGGGCCAGAACCCCATTCGCGGCGGGTTCGGGCACGAGTGTGAAAGAGTCGGCGCCACCGAAAATACACGGGATCCCATACAAACCCGTCCCGCTGCATTCCCCCCAACCCCAACCGGCATCCTCGCAGGCGATTTCTCTGCCATCCAGCGCCGCATGGAGGATGGCGTGCACCACCGAGTCGGCGGGTGGCGCAAAAGGATAGGTGGCCATGCCGGACTCGATCGCTATTGCCGGATGATCGAACCGCCAGGCAAGCGATTGCTCGCAGAAAGCGATTGCCGCCCGGCGCAATGCGTCATCCATCGCCGCGAATGGGCAACCGGGTAGATGCGGGGCAACGAGATCGTAGAAATTACTCCATGGTTTCATGAACACGCGCTCCTGCCCGGATGAAACCCGCATATCTTCCATTTCATAGCGGAATTTCCCCCTCGAAATATCGGGAGAATGCCAACGCCCGCCCCGAGCTGACATGCTCATCATCCGCCGTCTCGGCGCGGAAGGTGACGTAATCCGCCACGGTTTGCAGGTACTCTGCGGGCAGCGGAAAGGCATCATCCAATAAGCTTTCGCCGTCGGACCAATCGGATAACGGGGAAAGCTGCCCGAAAAAGAGATCGGGCCGGCGTTTCAGTATCTGCAGCACGCCATGGTTGGCGAACGCCAGCAGTACGTCATCCGGGTACCTGTCCTTGCTCGCATCGTTCAACGGGATGCGCGCGAGATCGATGGCCGACCGGTAGGTGAATGCCATCATTTATCCAGTTCATGTTGCGAAAACAGGGCAACCACTTTTTGCCGCAGCGTCTCCTTGCTCTGGCGCCTGTCCAGCTTCTGGTTGTAGTTGCGCTGGGCGAACTCGGCCAGCGCATCCTTATCCATGCTGTGAAAATCGACCACAGGAATCGGTTCTTCTGCCGGTGTTTCTTCCGCCATCAGGCCGATAGCCCCGTCCGGGTGATCGCCGTTGCCGTCATCGGCGGCCTTGTCCGCTTTTGCCCAGCTATCGGAAAACGGCAATAGGCGCTCCGCTACCTCGGCGGTTACGCTGCGGACCTGGCCCGGCTCCCAGCGCAGGCCGATCCGGCCGATGCTGTCGGTCTTGATGGTTTTTCCGATATATTTCACTAATGGCATATCAGGTTCCTCAAAAAAAAGCGGCCGCGCGATATGGCCGCTCCGGTTTGCTTTTCACCCGCTCCCGTTATTTGATGCCTATGCCGTCGCCTTTGACGATCGCCGTCACCCTGCCGGCAATGAAGGTCGCCGCAGTTGCGGTAATCGTGATGGTCAGGAATACCGGCCTTTCGAACTTGAGAGGCTGGAATGCCAGCGTGGTGCGTCCCGCGCTGCGGAAAAGAACATTGCCGCTTGCGGAAAAATAAGCATCGTCGGCGGTAGGCCCCTCGTTCGCGTTGACGGGGGTAAAGCCGATCCTGCATGCGATGGTTGGCGAAACATTGGAATCCAGGTCATCGTTGACGATATCGATATCCGTCACATCGAGCCCTGCGGGGATAATGACGGGACGATATACATCTCCAACGGTGCCGGCTGTTGGCGTTACAGAACCATAAACCACCACGGCATTGCCATACCCGCCCATGTAGCGGTTTTTGGTGATCAGATCCGGTGCATTGAAAGTGGCCATCGATAGCTCCTTGAAAAATAGATGGGCTGATAAAAGTGATTTTGCCGGGTTACAGCGGCACGGCGGAATCGACGGCGATCACACCGAAATCGGTCGGGACCTTGGTTCCCGTTCCATCGTCGATGGAAAGGCGAACCTTGGCCTTGCCGCATACTTTTTCCCCCATGACTTCCAGGTTGCTCTCGAAGTTGTACCAGTGCTCTTTCCAGCCAAACTGCATGCCGCTGATCTTGGTCCTGCCATAGGCTATGCCCAGAGCCTGGGCACCCAGCAGGAGGCCCCGCTCCACCGCATATCCGCCGGCCAAAGCCGGATTGATCGCCTGGTCGGTTTCGGCCGCCGTTGGCGCATTCACGGCGGTCACGATCTTGGTCGTGTCCCCGGGCATGAAGCGGATGGCCCGCTCGTTTTTGATCACCAGAATGCCGTTCCACATGCCGACTTCCCCGGCAAACAGGGGATGCCGGCCATCCAGGTATGCCGCCCGGTTTACCGCGTTTTGCTGGAATGCCCGCAGAGAGCCTTCGGTGAGCAGGATCGAGTATTGGTTCGGGGTAGCGAGGAATACCCACATCCTGGAGGTTTGCGCCGCGCTGTCCCCGGCCAGCTTCACCGATTGCAAGGGCTGGTCCATGTCGTCGATCCGCTTGCGCAAGTTGTCCAGATGGCTGAGCTTGAGCTGGTCGGTGGAAACGATGGCGCCCAGCTGCTGTCCGCCTTGAACAAGGTTCGCGCCATTCACGACGAAGTGCCGGTTATACGTCGGCGCCTTGACGGGATTGACCATCACGGAAGAGAAATTCGATGCACTCTGCAGGGGAATGGTCCAGTCCGTTCCTGTCTGGGACCCCCGGGCGCCCGCAAGGTGCACCAGCGATTCCTGCGTATCCAGCCTTGGAAAATAGCCGGATAATTGCGCAAGGGCGATTTCCCGCAGGTTGTGCTTGGTGCGTTGCTGGGACATGCTGCCGCCTGCGTCGATAACCTTGCTTGCCAGGTCGATCTTGATGTCCATCGAGGAAAACGAGAGCGTGCTGCCCCGGCCTTCACGGTTGATATCGCCCATCAGCGGTTCCCCGCCGACGGTGTCGACGAGGTCGAGCGACACTATCTCACCCGCGCCTTTCATCAGGTTGTCGATCCTCACCAGGGGCATTCCAGGTTGAGTCTGGCCGGCAAATTTTTCCATTGTGGCGGAAGGTTCGACCGGCCCCACCAGGTTTTCCAGGGCGGAAGTACCTTTCAGGGTATTGGCGAAGAGCGCGGCGCTGTAGTGTTTTACGGCAATCGAACTGCCGCTCGGAACATTTGTTTCAGCCATTTCGTTGGTCCTTTTTAATCAAGATCGGCTCTCAAGGCTGCTGCCTGCTGCGAGGGCATCTTCATCAATCGCCTGGTCAGTTCGTGTGGGCTCAGGTTTTCGATCTGATCACGCTCGGAAGCAGGATTGGCTCCGCCTTGAATATCCGATAGGGTTATGGGTTTCCTTGCCGGCGCGTTTTCAAGCCTGGTTCGTACGTCAGCCTTGGTTCGCTCCGGGTCGGCTTGCTTTGGAATGGAAACTTCCGGCATGATTGCCTTCACACGGCGCGCAACCTCTTCGAACCGTTCGGAAAAAGGCTTTCCCGCCCATCTACTGCTGGTCCTGAGGATTTCGTCCTGTTTCAGCGCTTCTTCCCATGCGGACGGATCATTGCTTTCCCAATGCACCAGATCGGGATTGTTGTCCTTGGCTTCGGCGATCTGCTCCTCCACGGTCAGCTGCCGGGCACGAGCCGATGCTTCCCGCTCGCTCCTTAGCTCATTCAGCGTTTTTTCGAGTTTTTCGCCTTGCTTCCGGCTCCCCTCCAGTACGGCAGCGATTACCTGATGGACTTCCGGCATATCCGCTTCCAGCTTTTCAAGATGCTTTGCCAGGGCTTCATCGGAGGTTCCGCCATCCATTCCTCCTGCGTTCTCATTCTTTTGCTTCAGCAACGTTTCGAGCTTTTCGGCCGCCTTCCTGTTTTCCAGTTGAACAGCCTGAAGCTGCTCGCGCAGTGCCGAGTTTTCCACCCGCAACGCTTTATGCTTCTCATAGGGAATGATCCCCTTGCCATTCTTCGTGTGAACGATCGGCTCGTCTTCCCCCGCGTCGTTAGCCACGCCCCGCTGCTCTTCCTGTTTGGGTTCGTCCTTTGCCATCTGCTCGTCCGAAGTATGGGATGCGTTCTCCAGTACTTCTATTTTCTCCGGCGCGAGATTTGCGGTTGCTTCATCCGTGAGATGTTCCATTTTCATTGCTTTTCCTCCTACTGCTTGACCCAGTGAGCGGGCTGCCATCGAATGGCAGGCATTACATGATAAATAAATAATAAAAATGGAATTCCCCAGGGCATGGAAACCATGCCTAGCTCAGGGTGCGGTTCGGTATGGGAATTCCGGCTGGCGAGATGCCGTCAAAGAATTAGCAGCCACCGCCCAACCGAGGACAAGTCATCCACTGCTCCAATATTGGGCGGAAAATAGAATTGATTTCCGTAGAAATCCTTTCCGTTGATATACGTTCCCCCCATTTTTACGGTAGGGGCTTGCGGCCGATACTGCGCATCGAGCTGCGGATCGCATTCAACATTATTGACACAGCCTGGAGCGGCATTCAGTGTGTAATTCCTGGCTCTCCAGATGATTTTTGTATCATTTATTGTAGAGTTATAAACGCAATTGTTCGTGATCGTCTGTTGCCCCATGATCTTTCCGGGATCTTCATAGGTGGACAGGAATTTCTGGACAGGAGCATAGATGATATTGTTCTCTATCGTCACGGTACCCGCATCGTATGTGTTATTTGCCGGACCAAGCGGCGATAGGTAATAGCTGAAACGTATGGCGTCGTCGACAGGTCCATATGCAGTATTATTTGCGATGAGGACATTCACCGGGTTGATCCGGACATAGCGCTCATTTCCGATACCGTAAGTAAGGCTATCGTACATGTAGCTTTCAATGGCCATCCATTGGGCTACGCCAGACTTTCTTACGCAATTTCGAAGATTGATCCAGACATTACCGATTACCTTGGCCGACCCTGCGAACTGGGAACGCGTATTCTGTCCGTCTATGAGATTGCCGGTAAATAACGTGTCGTTGTCATAGCAGCCAAGTCCTCTTGCATAGGTGTGCCAAGCATCGTAGCGTATGGTGTTATTGGTTACCCGGCAACCCGTGGGGGGCGTGGTGGCCATGGCTATGGAACCGGCGACTATTCCCATGTGGGCCGAATTGATGGCGGTACACCCATCGATAGTTATTGCAACCGAGCCATCAGCGATATTGAACAGATCCGATATGCCGCTCAAATAACTGTATGTCGTATTAGGCTCCATTTCATCCGGACCCGAAGCATAATCGCAGTAGATGCGGCGAGCGGTAGTGGTTTTACATCTATGCGCTGGGGCGGTTTCACCAGCGATGCATGACTTGAACGCACCTTGATAGGGGTGGGTGACAATGCAATCTTCGAAAAGGCAATCGGCCACGTCGCGAAGATCCGAATTCTGAGCCATCAACCTGATCCCGGTCGTTCCATTTCCACGCAAATGCAGATCATGTGCATATATACCGGTCTGGTTCTGGACATGTATCCCCGCTACGCTGCCGACAGTTGAACCGTCGGATTGAATAAAAGCCAACCCTCCATAATATGTTGGAGGATCGAGAGATGCTGATCCCGTATAAACATACAGTGCGTAGGAAGTCCCCGAGCCACCGCCGAACCAGATGTCGGTTGAGTTCAACATGGTGAGTATGGTGGATTCGGGAGGGTTTGCAGCTGTAGCCGACCCTAAAATGCTAGGGTGTGTTGCCCTTCTTTTTGCTGTTCCTACGACTCGCTGGCTGATCAAATTGCCCAGGCTGGTCGAACCCACCCATAGGCGGCGGACGTAGTAAGCTCCGAAAGTTTTCTTCCACACGCCGCTATTGACATATGTCCAGCCGGATACTCCCGGGTTCTCGTAAGTTAGCGCATCCAGGATGGGTTTGTCCGAGGCCGATCCATAAGTCCCGATCTCGACGTTGGAAACATTTGAGAAAAACATGAATGCCCCGTTAACGGGCGCATAGCAATATCCGGTTCTTAGCAAGATCTGATCGCCTGGTGATGCTGCCAGCTGCGCCGCGCGTGGCGTGCGCTTTGCCTTGTCCGGAGTGAGGCCGTTGCCACTGTCATCCGGCATCGACGCGTCAACATATCTCGTGACCATGTTAACTCCCTACGAAGTGGAGTATCCGGAAGTATTCCAGAGTCAGGGTATCCCCCGCATTGGCTCTCTGGCCCGTGATTTCTATCGTCTTTGTCGTTGAAAAATCGATCGTATATTTGTTCGGTATGCCGGTTCCCGCAGCGGCATAGTCACTATCGTATGGTTGAATCTGGGACGCGAGGGAATTGCGGTTGACCAGTACGATAAGAGGCGCCTCTTTTGCCGATGTAGTTCTGGTGGCGCTATAAATTGTGACAATCCCGATCTTTACCTTGACGATTTTGTTATTTGCGCTGCTGCTGAAACTCCATACGGGTTCGATCTGCAGCCCGCTGTTTCGCCCCAATGTTCCGGCGGGAATCGTAAATGATGCCAATACCTCATCCGCATCGGTCAACCCGCAACTCGCTGGCACCGCCGAGCTTGATAATATTTCTATGGGCCGTGAAATTACCGGCAGGTTTTCCGCCGCGCCGGCTTCGATCAATGTCACTTCGATATCGGGCGCCAGGTTGAGCAGGGAACCTTTCCCATACCGAACGGCGCCTATTGTCTTGTCACTCAGCAAGCGAATCATAGGGATCTCCTTTAGCTAGGGTTACGTCTCATTCCAATGGATGCCTTGCACCCGGCGCAGCTGATCGGCCAGCTCATGCCGGTTGGGTACATCCGACAGCTCCAGCATGGCCGGATACATGACACCTTGATATACCGGAGGCGCCGCCTGCACAATCTGCGCCAGCGCCTGCAGCTGCTGCGCCCGGAAGCTCGGCGTGGCCGGGATATCCTCCAGCACGACCTTGACCTGTGCGGTCTCGATATCATTCTCGATTGCGGGGCCGGTAACGGTCATGACCGGCCGGTTGAAATACACCATCCTGCGGCCACTTCCATGCCTGACCGCCACGGCTGATTCCCTGCCCAGCATGTCCTGCCTGATGAATGCGAGAAGCTGCTGCCCCACTATGCGCCGCGCATACCGGAAATTGTCGTTCGGTTCGCCCAGTACGGTGGAGCCCTGCTCCACCAGGCTGTTGATTGCAACGCCGCTGGTTGCGGAGGTATCCGCTCCCAGCATCGAACGGTAGATTCCGCCAACTTCCTCGATTCTTCGCTTGCGCTCCTGCACCAACTGGAATACCTGTGCGGCAAGCTGATGCTCCCGCGTCACCTTGAATCCGCCTGCATTCCTGCGCTGCGAGTTGAGGATGGTCATCGAGCGCAGGCTGCTGATATTGCGGGCGACTTCCTGGTAGGTATTCTGGTTGAGATCGAGTGCATCGTTATCTATTTCCACCTTCACCGAGTTCAGCACTTCGTAGAGCAGAATATCCAGATCGATGATCTGGTCCTGCGGCCCGCGCATATCCCTTATCAACCCATATGGCGCGCGTGAGCGGTCCTTGCGGAAGCACCAGAACGGTACATACGGGAAATCCGCATGCGGCAACGGGCTGGGTGCATCCATCAGTTTATGCGGCCCCAGCCAGATGGCAACGCGTACCCTGGTGAGCAGGCATTTCTGCACCCGCACCAGCCCCCTTGCTACCGCGGCCTGGTGATACGGGTTATCCTCGCGGTACTCGATGATCCTTCCATCGGGCAGCCCCAGCACGTGGCCGTCCTCGAAATGCCGATACCATAATTCGGATAGGCGCACCATCCCCGAGCTCCGGTTCAGGTATTCCTCGTGGTTGCGACCCCATGTCTGCTCTATCTCGAAGGCGCTCGCCATGCCGGTATCGGTGCCCTCGTACACGTCCGCCCGGCTCCACCCGCTCCAGCTGTTTTCGATGAGCTGCTCCTGCTCGTGAAACATTGCAATGGCCTGCGTCCGGTCCACCCATTTGTCGCGGCGCAGGTAGCGCGCATCCGACAGGTCCGGCTCCTTGGATGTCCAGTCCCAGTAGATGTCGTTGCGATGCACTTCCCGTACCCGATAGGGATACCGGAGCGGATCGAACTCACGCGATACCTCGACCCATCCGATACCCGCGCGGATCATGCTCGAATAAGCATCGGACATGGCGCGGTCCGCCCGGGATTCCGTTTCCACCTCCTTGATTCGCGCCGACAGTCCTTCCGCTATTTCCGCCTGCTGCTCGTCGTCGGAGGTGATCTTGTAATCGGTGCGACCGCGCGCTTCCATTCCTAACACCGCATTGATCGTGGGCTTGATGAGATTCGAATCCTGCGGCGGAATGCCCGCCTCCTTCAGCCGCCTGAGCACTTCCTTGCTCGTCTGCGAACCGTCGTAGTAGTCGCAATCGGTATCCGCTTCGAGGCGCCACTTGGGCTGGTCGCGTATATCCCTGCAGATTTTGTCGTAGGCTTCGACCGGTATATCCGCCGTTATCGGAAATTCCATCATCCCCGCCATCCTTTCATGCTGATACCGCGTGCGCTGACCATGGGCTTGTCCTCTTCGACCGAGATGGCGAAATATCTGAAAGCATCCGCTGCGTGGCTGTGGAAATCGTGCAAGGGCCTGCCGCTGAGTTGCCCGGTCTCCACGTTCACATCGAACCGGTAGCGGCGCAGGCTCTGCAACCCTTCCGCGCACCTTGCCTCGTCGAAATGGCAGCGGTTGAACACGGTCCTGGCGGCGTTGATTCCATCCGCGATGGACAGATTCGGCACTATCCGGACCCTGCACCCGGCCGCAAGCATGATTTCCTCCACGCTTCGCCCGGTTGCAAGAGTTCTGGCTTTTGCATCGTGCGGCAGCCAATCCATGCCATAGGCATACCCCTTGCGCTGCAGCACGTCGAGATAATGCTGAATCGGCATTTGGGCATTGCTGTAGTAATCAATCAGCCTGAGCTCGGCGCCCACGGTCTGCGCGAACCAGATGCTGGTGTTATCGGCCCATCCCAGGTCGAAGAACGTATGGACGGGTCTTTCGGCGTCATAGGGAACGCTTCCGATACGCCCTTCTTCCTGGGCTCGTCTCAACTCCTTGGCATACACCGCCCCTTCCAGGGCCATCCTGCAATGACCCTCCCAGATGTTCCGGTATCCATCCGGATCTCTTGCTTTCAGCTCTTCCTTTTCACGCCTGAGCGTATCCGGGAACCAGGGGTTGTCGCTCCAGTTGATCTTGACCACAATCGCATCCCGCGGAGGGTTGATCACGAATCGCTGGTGCGTGTCGTCGGTTTCCAGCTCGGGGTTATAAGTTACCCAGATTTCCGAACCCTCCTTCCGGATAGTCGGAATCAGCGTATCCCAGCTGATCTTGCTTACTGCCTGGGCTTCTTCGACCCAGACCTTATCGATGCCCTCGAACGATTTGATCCGGGAAATATTGTTTCTCAATCCGGAAAAAAGGAATTCCGATCCATTGGCCCCGCGGATCGCACTATTCTGCACCTCATAAAACGCCTCCAGCCCCATCGCCGTGATTTGCACCTGCAGCAGGTGGTGCACGGAATCGGCGATCGAGTTCTGAAATTCGCGGGCGCACAATACGCGCAATGGCGATGCTGCCGCCTGGATCAGCAACGCCCTGGCTGCGCCCCAACTCTTGGCCCCGCCCCTTCCGCCATACAGGACCTTGTACCTTGCCGGAGAGAACAGGAAACGCAGCTTCTCCGGGAACTCGGCCCGATGCGCAGCCATCATGAAGCTACGCCGCGCATGCAATACCGCATGGGTGTTGCCGCTGTAGCAGTGGTCATGACAGGCCGGCGGCTTCATCCCCGCGCCCGGCCGGCACGAATGCAATTTCGATGCTGGGAGCCATGCACGCTTTTCTGCCGGCGCCGATTTGCGCTTCCGTGGCCTTGTCGCCATATTTTTTGGGTGCCAGCCTGGATGCATACCATTTGCGTGCATCGATGCGCAGTTGGGTGCGCGCGATGGCCTCGCGATTGGTGACCTCCCGTCCTTTTTCGTCGACATGGAGATCCTGTGAGCGGTCGTCCGAAATTTCGATGATTTCCTCGGCGTAAGCATCCACGCACAACTCCCTGGCGCGCAGATACTGCTCCATGAACTCCGCATTGCCCGCCAGCCAGCTCCAGAGCAAACGCTGGCTGATCCCGGCTTCGATACACATGGCGCGTGTCGATTTTCCGAGCGAAACACCGGCGCAGACTCTATCCAGCGTCATCCGGATCTTCTGCTCCGGTGCATTCATTTTTCGGGTGGCTGCGGCAACGCCCGAGACACGCGTTTTTTCCTTGTTTTCAGGTCTGTTTTCCGGTGGATGTTCTTTCATGGTTCCTTGCAAGCGTAATCTCAACGGGTTGGCGAAAGCGTCGAGGTATTGCATCCCATCAGGGCGGCACGCAGCTTCGTCTCGCACGCCCAGCGTTCCTCTATTTCCGCTCGCAGCGCGCGGTTGATGGTCAGGGCATCGTCGCCCGGCGATACGCGGTCCACCGCATAGGCCGATTTGCACTCCGGCGGCATTTCGATGCGGCACGGCACGGCTATGGGTTTTTCCACCATGCGGGTCTGGATTACCGGCTTGCCGGCGCATCCCCCTGCCAGGACCAGGAGCACGGCAAGGCAGACTCGCCTACTCATTTTGATGGCGGCCACGTACATACTCCATTTGTTCAATGGTCATTTTCTGGCACTGTTGTTCGGGCTTCGCGGTCGGCAAGGATTGTATTTTTCGGGCGGCCTTCGTATGCCGCACAGCCACTTTCGATGCGGTTTGCATTACCTTGGCAGCGTTTTGTTCCCGGGTGATCGTCGCGTTCCTGAGTGCATCCATGGCAACGCGCGCTCGCTCGATATCCATGGCGCAGCGATCGTTGGCCGTCGACAGCAATGCATTGTCCGAACTCAGGCGCTCCAGCCGGGAAACCATGCGCCAGTCTCCCAACGCAAACCCGCCGCCGAAGGAAAGGGCGGCAACAATGCCTATCAATACCGCTGTTATTGCGGGGCTCCAAATCATTATCTCGGCCTGAAAAATGGTCACATGAAGTGACCGGGCATAAAAAAACCCGCCATGGGCGGGTTGGGTTTACTTCCTGCGCTGCTTTGCCTTTCTGCTGTTCCTGCCGGAGCGAGTGGAACGAGTAGGGCCGCGAGTGAGACCGCTCCAGCGATCGGGCTTGCGCCATGAATCTGGCGGCTTTGGTTGAAGCTGTTCCAGCAAGCCTGCAACTGCTGAAAAACAAAAACCCGCTCCAGGCGGGTTATTCAATGCAAAGCAGGTGATAACAGGTGCGATTCAAATAATACGTTCAGCTACCGGAAAATCCCGTGGATAGGCATAGTTATTCACTATATGGTTTCACATTATAAAGCGTAACTAGTATTTGTCAAGTAGTTTTAAAAGTTTTTCTTGTTTCCTCCACTCCAGCCATTCCTGCAATTGAAAATTTTCATCCCGGTGCTAAAAATAGGAGTAGCGTTATAATATCCGCATGGCTCCGCTGGCATTGATTTTCCGCCATTATCGCCGTAATTGAAAGTATGATCAAATCTCCGGCATCAGTGATTATCGTCAGCGTAGTGTTCGGCATTTCGGATCCATCCTACGCATGGGAAGTGTCCGGAGGCGACATGGGTACGAGCCATGGCCTGGGCCATATTCCTTCGGTCCCGCATACGAATATGGGCCTCGACACCCCATTTGTCTCATCTTTTCCCCTGAGTTCCAGCTCCGGCCTTAGTTCCCACTCGCCCTCGCCGGTTTCTTCCGGCAGCCGCGATGCTAGCGGCAGCGGTTCCGGAACATCCCCCACGCTTCCACGTATGCTGCTCCCGCTGCCTATCAACAGCCCATTGTGGGGATCGCAAACCCGGTATGGATTTCAATATCCCGGGAGTTATCTGCCCGCCGGCACGCCGTTGCACCGGTACAACGGCTATATCGTGTGCGACCCTCCGGCGGCGGCAGCGGGGAGGCGGATAGTCAAGATCACGACGACGAGATCGCTTGCCGCGCCCGGCGATACCCAGCCCTGCCCCGTCTATACCATCGATGGCGAGGTTCCGAAAGGAAAAAGCTACGCGACCACAAATATGCCCCAGGCAATTCGAAATTCACCGCCGTGA